CCTCTCACGCTCAGGTCACCTATCAGGTGCAAGGTGAGTGTGAGGTGATCGCTCATGAAGATGGGGGGGATGGTTGGGACATTATCCGCTATGACATATGTGACATTGAGGAGGGCGCTGAAGTAATCGTCACTGAGGTCTTCAGCGACAAGACAAGATGTGTGACTCGGTGGGAGGTCACTCAGTATGGCCTGAGCGCTCGTGACTAGCCTGACCCTTAACGAGCTTCAACATGGGATCATCTCTCGCATCGCCAAGAGAGAGAGGGTGATCGCTGCTCGTTGTGGATGGGGAAGCGGGAAGACCTCGGCGCTTGTCTTCAGTCTGCTCTTCGTGAGTCGGTTCAGACCTGGCACGAGCTCACTGTTGGTCACTGACACTAACCCGAGATATAACAGTGTATTGATGCCTGAGATGGAGAAGTGGCTGAGCCCACTAGGTTGGACCTATAACCACACTCTCAGACAATGGACAGCGCCCAACGGTTCGACGGTATGGTGTCGCTCATATTATCGACCAGGGACGAGAGACGCGACACACAACCCACTAGAGGGTTTGAATGTGACCTCGGGAATCTGCCTGATTGATGAGTGCCAAACATTGAGCGCTGAGGTGGCCCATAAAGCCATGGGTCGATTGAGAGCAGGACCGAGCCCTATCATGATCCTCGTTGGCCTGCCGGTGAGTGGCGCGTGGTGGTGCAACCTCGCAGAAGAGGCCAAGTGTGAGCCTCTCCTCTACACCTCATATGTTAACTCAGCCAACCTAAGTGAAGAGTGGTTTGAGGCGACTAAGCTATTACCACAAGCCGAGCGTGAAGCTATGGTGATGAACAAACCACGGCCACCATCAGGGCTTATCTACTCCGAGTTCGACGAGTCCAAGCATATCATCGATGGGTGGAAGTATCGGCCTGAGATGTCGGGTCGAATCGCCATTGACTGGGGATTCAGAAAACCATCAGTGTTGATCATCGCTCATGATGACAAGCTCGGCGCTGATGTGATCTGTGCTGAGATCAACCCTCAGGAGGTCACCACTCAAGAGCTCGCTGACCTTATCCTGTCTATAGCTTGGCCACGCTCGCTGAGGAGCTCCGCGCCGAGTGATCGCATATGGCTAGATAATGGAGTTGCTGACAAAGCGGGGCGCGCTCGCAATGATCAAACGGGGCGCTCAGCATTCAGGGCGATGCGAGGCAACCCACCTCATGGGCTCGGCCTACCTCTGCGATCAAACACTGACCCCATCAGAACAGATGTACTCAATGGGATTCAGCGACTCAAGCGAGCGTTTGCCCGTGGTCAGTATCTCATCACTCGTGAAGTTTGGGACCGTGGCGAGCGCGCCATAGGTAACAGTATCAGAAAGGCCATCATGAGCTATGGATGGGACAATAAAGAGCAACCTAAGAAAGATGGTAGAGAAGACCCACTAGATGCACTAAGGTATGACTGCATAACTTGGAACTGGTCAGACACCCTAGTTGATCAGCGCAACTACACACCCCGTTTACCTGCTCAGAGTCGGAAGGTCAGAGTAGGAGGGGCCAAGAGGAGGAGCTTTTAATGAAGGTCTATGATGATGATATCGGTGAGGTGCTATACGTCTCACATATGGGGAGCGACTCAACGCCAGCACACTCGGCGAGGGTGAGCCTTTATCAACTCAGTTCATCATCTCGGCTTCAGATGACCGACCGAGATGCCAAGCTGATTCAGTACCTAGCCGACCACCACCATACTTCACCCTTTGAACATTGCGCGTTGACGGTTCAGATTAAGTGTCCTCTGTTTGTTCGATCCCAGATCATGCGTCATCGGACCTTCTCCTATAATGAGGTCAGTCGCCGTTACACCTCAGATTACATTGAGTTCTGGAGACCTCAGCAGCTGCGGAAGCAACACGATAAGCGCTTGCAGTGCTCGACCAATGAGAGCATCGAATATCAAGAGAGATGGCTCGAGCTATGGGACCAACACCACCGGAACTGCTTAGACCTATATAACGCTCAGATTGAGCAGGGTATGGCCAGAGAGCAAGCGCGCGCGGTGCTACCTCAAAGCCTTTACACTCAGTTTTGGATGAGCGGGAATCTCAACAACTGGGCGAAGTTCTTAAAGTTGAGGCTCGATCCTCACAGCCAACCTGAGACTAAGGTGATCGCTGATGCGATCAGGTACATACTGCATAAGCACTTCCCGATATCTAGCGCCGCTCTTCTCGGTGATCTCGCCTATGTCAAGGAGCATTGAATGGATTACTTTGACGAAGACACAGATACCATCTGTGCAGAGTGTGGGCTTGTCCAATGCCAGTGTGAGCACTACCGACATGATTGTCATCAGTCTAGTTGTGACTGTGGGGCTCATTGCGTTTGCTGTGTGCATGGTCTCTGTACTTGCGACGAAGACGAAGAATGAGCAATGCAACCACGGATCAAGGAGCGATACTTAGCAATCGTATTGCTCGACCTCATAGGCTCAACTGCTTTCGTTCAGAAGGTCGGCGCGGTTAAAGCTGCCGAGTGGTTGCAATATCATGACCGCTTGACTCGCTCTCTCATGTATCGCTTCAACGGTCGTGAGATCGATAGGTCAGACGGTTTCCTAGTCAGCTTTGAGGAACCTATCAACGCAGTCAACTTTGCGCTTCACTATCAAAAGACCATACCTCTTAGGACTCGCCTTAACACTCGCATAGGTGTTCATTATGGTAAAGTTGCAGAGGTGACTCAACATGAGCTTGATGTGATGGTGGGCGCAAAGCCCGTTGAGCTTGAGGGCATCGCCAAGAATATCGCGGCGCGAACCATGAGCGTTTGTAGAGCTGGTCAGGTACTGCTCACTGAAGAAGCCTTCCAGATGATCAAGGGCAAGACTAACAGCTTCACACCCAAAGGCACTAGATACGTCATGGTTGGCCTCTATGCGTTCAAGGGCGTGGGAGCTCCTCAAGTGATATATGCAGTAGGCTCATCAATCGAGTCTCTGCAACCTCCACCATCGAGTGAGAAGGTCAAGCGACTAGGAGGACCAAAGAAGGTGAAGTCACGCGCTAGAGATCGCAAGCTTAAAGAGTGGGTGTGGTGGGTCCTGCCTCGTTGGGCTCTCCTCAACCTCATCTACATCATCTCGCTTATGTGGCCTTGGCTGATGTATCATTACCCAATACTCAGAGCTTTATGGAGTGCGATCAATGGAAGATAACCGAACCGAGAGAGAGCTAACCAGTGAGATCAAAGCTAAACGCGGGTGGTGGTTCAGCGTCTTCTTTATGATCTTGGTGGTCTTGCTTATCCTCTTCCTCACTTATGTTGAAATCGTGGAGAAAAATCGTGATGTCCTGGTTGGCATCCTCGGCATGATCACAGGCTCTATCTCATCGATGATGGCTATCGCATCAGGGCGCGACCCCTCAGAGGTCGAAGAACTCAAAGACAAGCTGAGCGCCGCCAACGCAGATCGAGAGGCGCTTATCGCTCGGCTCAGAGATGCGCAGATTCAAATGCAGTTATTACGAGAGCAGATTCACGAGCTACAAACAGCGGTGATTGATAAGCTCTCACTCTTCGCCGGTGATCATCCGATTAAGACCCGAGATGAGAGCGAGGTCATACTTCACCCATCAGTCAGTGAGTGGTTGCCTGATGGTCGAAAGTAGGTTATGAGTGTAAGGTGTTTTAGTTGGTCACCTCCCCCTAGTTCGTCTCTCGGCTCCTCTTACCGCTAACAGCGGTTGATGTTCTAGGGGGTTGGTGTCTAGCCTAATCCAGAGTCAGCATCACAACGCGAGGATATCCACATATCAACCTATGTTAGATCCGTGATGCTGACTCTAGATTAGACTAGACTAGACAAGGGCTGATAAAGCGTTTATTATCTGCTACGAGTATTGATGCGCTTCTGTTGAAGAAATGAGGTAAACCCACCATCAGGAGCGATCTATGGATGATCACACTCGCGAGCGTGACCCACGACACATGAGGGCGCTCTCTCCTCGATTCAGGACACGAGGAATCACAGGCACTCAGATCAGTGGTGGGGTGATCACAGGCAAAGAGCAGAACCCTCAACTCACAGGGCTCAACTGGGTTCAAGAAGCTGAAGAGATGCTTCGTACTGACCCTATTGTGAGACGCTCTTGGCATATGCTCAGACAAACACTACTCTCAGCGACTTGGCGTTTTGAATCTGCCATCGAGGGTGATGAGATCGCTGAGGAGCTCGCTAGGTTTGCTAATGAGTGTTGGGGCTTTGATGGCTACTCTGGTCAAATGTCGATCTCGTGGGAGGATCAACTCGCCTACCTCTTTGAGTTT